CACAACCTTCACTTGGGAACGCCTTCCTGGAGAAAAAAATACACAAGGATATTATGTAGACGAAGGAAAATTAAAGGATTCTAAAGTAATTGCTGTCTACTGCCCCACCAAATAACCCCCCAAACCCAGATGGAAAAAAAAATTTTCACCCTGAACCACGGGCTTGTTTTCAAAATTTTGGCGAAAATTTTTCACGGCAATACTCAGAACTTACGGCAATATTGCCCGCACTAGATCCGTGTCATCTTTTTTATAACTGATTTAGGGTAGACATTACGATCACCGAAACCAATGTCGCCATCGTTTTGATAAGAGGCAAAGCTATAGATGTATTTGTTTGTTCTCTTAAACACATAGGCTTCAGTATGTATAGTGGCGACACGCATATTATTAAAAGCGTTCTCGTCACTGATAGACGAATCGCCAACGATATCTTCCCATATGATTAAGTATTTATAATATCTTTTCTCGCCGATTGTTATTGGTTTACTAGGCATCAAAGTCTTTTTTAAGACAATCCTCTCCACCTGCCATCAACATCATACCTGTTTCAATAGCTTCTTCAGGCGATAGTTGTAGACCTTGCCATAATAGTTTGCCGTTTATTTTAGCAGGAAAATTAATTAGTACAGATGAAGGTGCAACCTCAATAGAGGGCATAGGTACAGCGTCTGGGTGTACCATTAAAGCGAGTGTTTTGATATCTTCTTTATCCATACCTTAAATTGTTTATCAGTAAGCGAGTGTTTCATAATGTTTACTCTCTTACATACTAGCTGAATATTACCAGAAATGTATCCCTTTGTCGTATCCTTTCTATCAATACTGATATTATTGGGGTTTCTATCAAACATTTTTAATATGTTAGATGATAGGTGTGTAAGTCTTACTCCCGATAACGCACACCTACCATCTTGTTTATAGTATAGATCTAAAATGTAATTGTAATCTATGTCTACGGGAATCTTTTGTTTTAATCTTTTGGATCGGAGCTGTGTGAATAATCTTTTAATGAAAGCTTCAGGTGTTTTAGTGTATCCAATCTTACGCCTTCTACCAATACAAGTGTTACAAATTGAACGGCGATATGGCTTACGCTTGCCACCTCTTTTATTGTAGTCTACATAAAAAGAAGTGACGGGCTTTGTTAGCCCGCACACTCGGCAAACTTTTGACGCTGTGGAAATCGCACTTACCTACCTGTTAAGTGTTAGGTTTTTTTAAGACTCTTTCTACGAGCAGACTTCATACGAGCCTTGCTGTAGACCGTGCCTTTTTTAGCCTTCATCGCTGCTGCAGAAGTTTTTTTAGATTGTCCTTTCTGCTTCATAGACTTAGACTTTTTATATGTTGATCGCATCGGCATAGGTTTTCTCCTTCCTCTGGTGGTTAGTATTTTTTAGACTTCATCTTCTTGCCAGTCTTTTTGGCAGCTTTTTTCGCAGCCATCTTCCCTTTTTTAGTGTAAGGGAATTTCTTTTTTCCTACTGTCGGCATAACATTTTTCCTTTCTCTGGTTAATTAATCAGACACTTTGATTTTAATCAAGACCGTGTCTATCTTCTCTTCTATCTTATCAAACCTACGACCTAAGTCGTCCATTGATAACCTTAAATCTTTCTTAGAAGCATATTCCCTAGCCATCTCAGTCTTTGCTTCGTACACGGTTCGTTCTATCTCATCTATTTTCACAGACACCCCCCTTATCCACCATACTAAAGATCCACCAGCCACGGTGAGTATGGCATTCCATATCATTGTCATTTCTGGCATTAATCATACCCTCCATCTTTATTCAGTTCTCCTTTAAATGGGACACCATCTTGATGTTGCCCGTCTTTTTTCATTGTGTATTGATTAGCGTAATCAGAATTAAATTCTTTATTCATCACATAAGTCTTGCCAGTCTGATGATTCATTGGGTGTGTTTGATTTGATTTAACACCATCGTGACCAGGGTCTGTCCAGTATTTAACTTGTGGGTGATTTGGATCACCATTCTCCCACTCTTCTACCTTCATCCAGTGTGGATAGACATAGGATTTAGTTGCCGACTGATTATAAGGCTGAGGTAAAGTCGCACTATTCCAAGAGTAAGAAGGTATTTCATCTAACCCGTCTGAGATATTACTATTATCTGGTAGGTCTACAGAAACGGTATAGTATGATGACGCAACATCTAACCTTACAATACCAGTTATATCTTTGCCCCAAGAGTTATACCAGAACTCTATGTTCTGCATACCACTAGAGTAGACAAGAAACTTTACGCATATAGCTGTGTTGTTTGAAGAGGGTGTAATTTTTTGTGTGAAGAAGTTACCACCTGGTCTAGGTATATTATTATTAACTCTATATTCAGGAGTTGGAAATGCTGAAGCACCTGAATGTGACCAAGTGTTTACATTACTACCAGTGGTAGGTTTATACATTATAATAAATCGTTGTAATAGTTTAACGCCTTCGTTAACTCCTACGATTCTTTGTGGTGCATCTTTGTATTCCATTATGTTACCTTTATTTTAACTTCAACTTTCGTTGGGTTTTGATTGATTGGAATTACTGATGGACCCCTATCTTTCTTTGACGATAGACTAGGAATAATTTTTGTTGAACTACTTCTCATACCTTTCGGTACAAGGAGGTTAGGACATTTGGTTATGTTTCTGTTCATTATGTTTTAACTCCTTCTTCAAATACTTTTTTAGGGTAGACAACTTGTGGAACTATACCATCTGGGAAACTTTGACACTCTGTTTTATAACTAAAAGGCATAGTGCTATTTTGAAACATTCCATCTATCAACTCTGCACTCCATCCTTCTAAAAATTTTTCGCATTGTGCTTGATCCTCAAATCTTTCATCTTGATGATACAGACTTAAACATTCTCCGTTAATCCAACAAACAAACATAAGAGGAACAAATAAACTACCCATTTGTCTATCCTTTCATACACAAATAATGTCAGAAATGTGCTACTCAGTCGTCCTTTATTTTATGACCTTTTTGAATTAGGTATGCTTTGTATAACTTAACCCAATCTTCGGCACGCATTACAACTAAACTTTCTTTTGTTTCCATTCTGTTTCGTCTACTAAATACGGCAGGCATCTCGGGTGCTCGCTGGGCAGCCTTACCTTTCTCCGCTTGTTCTATAGACGCGTAAGGTGAAAACTTTTCTGTACGCTTTGCCTCTACCCATATATCTGGTGTGCCTGTTATGTCTGCGGATCCACCTCCCTGAAAAGACCGACCTCCTCCAGACAACGGTGCTCTTAAAATTTTTTGGAACTCTTCGTCATAAAGTATCTCGTCTAAATACTTTGCGACCTCGCGTTCATACTTATCACCTTTAGCTTTAGGTCTTAGAAGTCCCATATACTCTCACTTTCTTTGCTGAATTTTTCTTTACATTTCGTACATATATACTGCCATTTTGGGCGAGGCTTAGTACACTTGCATTTCATACAAGGGCGTTCCCACATCTTCATATGTTTATCTGATGACAACGCAACTACATATTTCGCACCATCAAATTCTGCCAAGCCTTCTCTATGTAATATTCTTTTAACGGTATCTACGCATATGCCAAGATGCCGTGCCATTTCAGTGTAAGGTTTATTTTGTTTGAGAGCCTTAGCCAGATATGCAAGATCACTTTTTGTGACCTTAACTGGCTTGCCCATATACCCTCCTTTCTTGCAGTATACAAACTTTTATCGTTATACCTTAAAGTTATTGATTTTCCTAACAAAAATGAGGGAGCGACAGCTCCCGATTTGGTTTGTCCTTGAAAAAAAGTTTGACGACTAGCTTGACAGGATGGTACACCTATTAGACTAATACACTTACAGCATCTTATGGACTTCGTCCAAAGATGTTTTGTTAGTAGTTCTAATAGTCTATTAGGTTTCTTCATTATCAATACCCAACCACCTCTTAATTTCATAAGCAGGAACCTTAATCTCTCTACTTATTTGTGTAGGATTTTTACCGTCAGTTAATGATAATTTTAATGCTTGTTGTTTTTTAGATTTAGTTGACACTATATACTTCTTTCCATCAATCAGACTTTCACACCAACCAACATAATGTGTTTGATGTAGTTCTGTCTGCTGCCTGATCTTTCCAAAAGATATTTGTGTAACCATAGACAACCTAGAATCAGGCTTCATTTGAGCTTTCAAATAATTATATGGAGAAAACTCTCTGCCATCCAATGTCCAGATTGTTAGATCGCTATCTACCAAACCAGCTTTAGCTTTAGCTTCAGCTTTGTTTTCGTAGACTTGAGTGACGAATACCTGGGTATCAACATCAGTCAACTGAGCCGTAGACCCAGCTTCTCTACCCATTCCTCCTTCACCAG